CAGAGGATTACTTTGTGTCTGGTGTCTTAATGTTATACGCTATACTGATGGCGTTGTTTCTTTACTTAACATGGAAGGACAAGCTATGACTAAATATATGACAATCGTTTTAGATGGACGAACCGATGAAATAAAAAGAAGCACTGTTAGAAATGAGCATGATGCACAGACAGGAAACATAGACCATATAGATTTCCAAGAACTTAGAGATTTTCTTGACCATTCTGTTCCTTATGGACAATGGTCATTTGATATTCTTTCAGATGAATGCGATGAAGATGCCTTTGATTCTTATGGTTATGAGACAGTTAGTATTCAGATAAATCTTGAGGTTAAAAAATGTAGTAGTATGGTGGCATATATGAAACACAAAGCCGCACAAGAATTGTGGAAAGAAGATGCAACATCAAAGTTAGCATACCGAAGACTTCACGATGAGATGGAAGCAATATATCAAAGCAATGGAAAAAATATAAATGATTCATGGAAACACTTACACAAAATTAGTGGTGACCCTGAACTAACAAGAGATTATATCAACACATACAAGGAGAATATGAATGAGTAGTACATACCATTGTATGGTTCTTGGTACTGTTGTGAGACACATAGCAGTAGAAGCACCCAGCGTTGAGGTTGCAGAGATGGAAGCCATGAAGGAGTGGAAGTCTCTGACAGGTGGAGAGTTTAATACCTGTGAACTTGTTGAAATGTGGGAAGAAATTCAGAAGGAGGACGAGGATGTTTGACCCTGATAAAACATATGGTATAACTGTTTGGGATATGTCGGTAGCTGTAGTGGATGTTGAAGCCGATGATTACATTCGTAATGAGGATGGTAGTATCAAACTGTTTAACATACCCAACTATGACTACTCATATATTTGTGATGGCATAGATGTAGATGACCTATATGAACGTGAAGAAGGAGATGATTATGATAAAGCTTGAACTGACTAGCAAATATGGTGGCAAACTATTTCTTGTTGGAGATGTCTGGGCTGTCTATCAGGACAGTAAGAAAACCACCATTCAAAATGGTATGAACAACAACGGCGGGTTTACTGTTGAGGAATCATACGATGAAATAGTTGGCATGATAAATAAACAAATGGGTACATACCCCTTGACAAAACCTAAGAGGTATATTAAAAATGCTTAGACATGAAGAATATATGAGGCAGAAAGAAAGGGAATTAAACATGGAAAAGAAGTTTAATTACACAGACCATTCGGAGGTTACAGATGTTGAGTTATCTCTTGTTGAAGATTGTGCTGGTTGTCCTGCTCATATGCTGGATATACAGGAAATAAATGAATTTCTAACTGAGTATCATAATCACTTCGATGATGGTGATGGTCAGCCCTCTTGGGAACAGGAGTGGAAAGACTTTGGTGAAGTGAATAGCGATGAGCCTGACTACATATAGAAAGGAGTTTTAGTATGCAAAACTTGTGGGAAAAAGATAAGAAGCGTCTGTTCAGAGAACTGTACCAGCAGTATCTGGATGAGGGCTATGATTTTAAAGAGGCTAAGAAACTAGCCTCTGAGGAATCAGATGAAATTTATTCTGATAGCGAAGGCTTTGCCTTTAACCTAGCAAGTATGGAAGATAGAGATGACACCTGAACTTATAGAAGAATACTCAGGTAATGAGGACAGGGAAGCCACTATATCAATTGTAAGTGAGAAGCTTAGTATGTGGAGATATTCATACGAAATCTTACTAGCTAAAGATGGTAAGATTGTAGGCAAACACGTCACTGATTTACTGGATTATGCCCGATTGATTGCAAATCGTTGGATAACAAAAGGAGAACTTACAGATGGAACTAAATGATTATCAAAATCTAGCTATGAAAACTGCTATCTTCCCAGAGCGTGATGGCTATGCATACACTTCCCTTGGCCTTGCAGGTGAGGCAGGTGAGATTGCAAACAAGGTTAAGAAGTTTATCCGCGATGGGTATGATGTTGAGGAGTTGTCTGAAAAAATTAATGACTTGCGAGATGAACTTGGAGATGTCTTGTGGTATGTCGCAGCAATGGCACAAGTGTTGGACACAACACTAGAGCAGGTTGCTAGAAATAATATCCATAAACTGGCAGAACGTCAGGTTAAGGGAACCATTAAAGGTTCGGGGGATAAGAGATGAAACAAATAAAGCTTGAAATGTCAGGCAAGTTTCCTTATAACTTTGAGACAACAGATGATGTATCTGAATGGATGCAGGACAGGGCTAGACTTGCCAGAGCCATAGGCTTTGAGACAAAGCAGACTGACCGGATGCTGTACGTCATTGACAAAGGAGAGGTACTTGCCTTATACTATTATCGTTAATCAGAAGGAGATGTCATGCAGATGGATTACCAGCAATCAAAAGAGATAGGCCGTGGAGAATGTAATTCCTGCGGCTCATCCGATGCCAACATACTTTATGACGATGGTCATAAGTATTGTTTCTCATGTAATACATACACAAAGAAAGGGGATGACCATATGCATAATTCACAACCAATTAGACCAGCACCTATTCAAGGTGTAGTACAAACTCACTTCTCTACTGGTGAGTTGACTGCCTTGACTGACCGTTCAATCAGTCAGGAAACCTGCCGCTTCTTTGGTGTACAATCACAGCGTGATGCTAGTGGTAATATTACTAAACATATCTACCCATACCATGATGCCTCTGGTTCCCATGTCGCCAACAAGGTTCGCCATGTAGCAACCAAGGGCTTCAATGCAGAGGGTCAACTGCCATCAGGTACTCTGTTTGGTCAGAAGAACTTTCAACAGGCTGGTAAGTTTATTACAATATGTGAAGGTGAACTTGATGCTATGGCGGCATACGAACTGATGGGTTCCAAGTGGCCTTCAGTTTCCATCAAGAATGGTGCGGCCTCTGCACTAAAAGATGTGAAACAAAATTACGATTACCTCAATCAATTTGAAACAATCGTAATATGTTTTGACAATGACGAGCATGGTAAGAAAGCAGCCAACGCAGTTGCTCAACTCTTTGAACCTAATCGCTGTAAGATTATGGACATGGAGTACAAGGATGCCAATGAGTATCTAAAGTTTAACAAGCGTGAAGAGTTCAATCGTGCATGGTGGAATGCTAGACAGTACACACCAGCAGGTATCTTCAACCTTGCCGACATTACTGAGCGTATGTATGCTGAGAACAATAAGGAAACAGTATTGTATCCTTATGTAGGTCTTAATGAGAAGCTGTTTGGTATGCGTACTGGTGAGTTAGTTACACTGACAGCAGGTACTGGTGCAGGTAAGTCCAGCCTGATGCGTGAACTTATGCATCACTTACTTACCCAGACCCAACACAATGTTGGTGTCTTTTCTCTTGAAGAGAACATCACACAGACTGCTTTCCATCTCATGTCTGTTGAAGCTAATGACCGCATCTACATTGATGAGATACGAAAGAACTACACGATGGAACAACTCAAAGCTATTGAGGATAAGACCATTGGAACTCGCAGGTTCTTTGCCTTTGACCACTTCGGGTCAATGACTACGGATGAAATACTAAGCCGTGTACGTTACATGGTCAAGGCTCTTGACTGTAAGTTCATTCTGATTGACCACCTATCTATCCTTGTCTCAGGTTTAGAAGGTGCAGATGAACGGCGTAACATTGACCAGCTTATGACTAAGCTTCGTAGTCTGGTGGAAGAAACACAGTGTGCTATGTTACTTGTGTCTCACTTGCGTAGGGCATCAGGTGATAAGGGGCAGGAAGAAGGTAAAGAGATTTCTCTTAACCATCTACGTGGCTCACATAGCATTGCACAGATTAGTGATGCAGTTATTGCACTTGAGCGTGACCAACAGGCAAAGGATGTTACACAAGCCAACACCACCACAGTACGTGTTCTAAAGAATCGTTATGCTGGTGAGACAGGTGTAGCAACCTACTTGCTATATGATAAGAAAACTGGTAGGATGTCTGAAATTGACAACCCATTTGAGAAAGTTGATAACGAAACAGAAATGGAGGATTTCCTTTGAGAGTAGCACTAGACATTGAAACAGATGACATTGACGCTACGATAATACATTGTATTGTCGCAGAAGATTTGGACACTGGCGATGTCAAGAAGTGGTACGGTGAAAGCATCAAGGACTTCGCACATTGGTCTGACAATGTTGATATATTTGTCATGCACAATGGAGTGTCCTTTGATGCACCTGTACTAAACAAACTTACAGGAAGCAACATCCCACTTAGAAAGGTGAGAGACACGCTTATCCTGTCTCAGCTTCTTGACCCATCCTTAGAAGGTGGACACTCACTAGCCGCATGGGGTGAGCGTCTTGGCTTTCCTAAGATAGACTACAAAGACTTCTCTTCTTTTAATGAAGAGATGTTAACTTATTGTGTCAACGATGTTAAGCTTACAGTAAGACTGTATAAACATCTTGTACCTAATCTAAAGAAATATTCTAAGAAGAGTATAGAATTAGAACATCAGGTACGAGCAATCGTTGACAAACAAGA